CTGACGATGTTTTGTCTTTTAATGCTAATGGATTTACGGTTGCTTCCGATGGAACAAACATTGTAAATGGACTTAGTGTTAATTATGTTGGATGGAACTGGAACGCTGGCGGCTCTAATCAAACAATCTCTGTTGGGCAGTATGCTACTTCACCAGCAAATGTACCATCGATAGCCAGCACAGTAAGAGCAAACACTACTAGCGGGTTTTCAATTGTTACCTTTACTACAAACAATACCGCAGGTGCAACAGTTGGTCATGGTTGTCAGGTAGGTGGAGTAGCAACTACTCCAGATATGATAATTATGAAATACCGAGGACTTGCGGCTAACTGGGTTGTGTATCACAAATCTATGAACGCAACCCCTCAAAATGGGTATCTTAACTTAAACACATCAGCGCCCTATGCCGCACTAATAGACCCTTGGAATAATACTGCTCCATCATCAACCGTAATTACAATGGGCGCTGGTGCTGGAAGTGCTGGTTCAACAAACTATTCAGTTTACACTTCGGTTGCTTATTGCTTTGCCGCAGTACCGGGGTACTCTGCCTTTGGAAGTTACGCAGGCAATGGAACTACAACTGGTGATGGCCCATTTATATACACGGGGTTTAAGCCAGCGTTTGTAATGTTAAAAGCATATATTGGTTCAGGGGAAAACTGGGCAATATATGACAAGTCCCGTATTGGATATAACTCAAGCAACTATGTTCTATTTCCTAACCTGACTAATGTTGAAAATGCCGCAACAACCCATATTGATTTGTTGTCTAACGGGTTTAAACTTCGGTCAGGTAATCAAAATCTAAGTAGTTATTCATATATCTACGCCGCCTTCGCCGAACATCCCTTTAAGTATTCTCTTGCGAGGTAATTATGTTTCAACTAAACGGTAATCCAATCTCAATCGACTCTGAACAAGTCATCGGTGGCATCCGATATCCACACCTGCGTGACCCTGCCCTGCGTGAGCAGTTAGGCGTGGTAGAGGTAGCAGACCCAGAGCAGTATGACCAACGCTTTTACTGGGGCGTAGGCAATCCTAAACTCTTAAATGACCGTGAGGAAGTAGACCAAGACGGCAACCCCATGTATGTCAAGGTCTTGGGCATGGTCGATGGTCAACCTGCGATGGTGGACTCCACAGAGCGTCTAGTAACCAAAGGACTCAAGAGCCAATGGACTGCACAGGTTAAGGACACGGCTGGCAAGTTGCTTGCCCAGACTGACTGGATGATTGTACGCAAGGCTGAGAGGAACATCGATGTACCTGCTGCAGTGGCTACGAAGAGAGCTGCTATCGTTGCTGAGTGTGACAGGCTAGAAGCTGCTATTGCTGCCTGTACAGATGTAGAAGCTTTAATTGCGGTGGTTAGCAACCAGTCTTGGGGTGAATAATGTCAACAGTAGACCAAGTTAAAGGACAACTTGATACCCATGAAGCTGTATGTGCTGAACGCTATGCAGGCATCAATGCTAGGCTAAAGAGACTAGAACAGATCCTGCTTGGCACTACTGGTTTCATTGTAGTTTTATTACTTAGCTTAGTTCTTAAAGTAGGTTAATATGAGCAGAAAAGTATCAGCAGTTTTAACTAAGACCACCACTACCAAGGAAACTATTCTTACAGTTCCTACTAAGAATACTGGTCTTTGGCAGTTAATGTATATCATTAGTCTTACTGGTAACGATACTCCAAAGGTTTATTGGTATGACTCTTCTACCAACACTGAGTACTTTATTGTTGGTGGTAAGAACTTAGGTGCTGGTGAGTTTATTAGATTAGATGGAGAGGCAGAGGTAGTCTTACAAGCTGGTGATGAGATTCGAGTACAAAACTCAGGAACTCAAACAGTAACTTACATAGCAACTGTAGAGTTCATGCCTGAGATGACAGTTCAGTTCCAATTCTAAAGGAGAATAGTATGCCAATGGTAGACGGAAAGAAATACCCTTACACTAAGAAGGGCAAACAAGCAGCAGCATCGGCTAAGATTAGCAAGCTTCGTAAAGAAGGTATGCCTCAGAAACAGGCAGTAGCTGTTGGTCTATCAATGGCAGGATTGGCTAAGAAAAAGAAAGCCAAGAAATGAAACAAGGACTCTACTCTAACATCTGGGCCAAGCGTAAGCGGATAGCCGAGGGATCTGGTGAGAAGATGCGTAAGGTCGGCTCCAAAGGCGCCCCCACAGCTAAGGCATTTAAACAAGCTAAGAAGACTGCGAAGAAATAATGGTAAAGAAAGTATATCAGAACCCAGAAGGTGGTTTAAACGCCAAAGGCAGGGCATACTTTAAAGCTAAGGAAGGCGCTAACCTGAAGCCTCCAGTGTCTGCTAAAGAGGCTGCTAAGTCTCCTAAGAAGGCAGGGCGTAGGAAATCTTTCTGTGCTCGTATGAGTGGTGTACCGGGGCCAATGAAGGATGAGAAGGGCAGACCAACTCGTAAGGCGCTGGCATTAAGGAAATGGGATTGCTAAATGGCAAACAAAACTTATTTAGAACTTGTCAATGATGTGTTGGTTAGGCTTCGTGAGAACGAGGTTACTTCCGTTAACGACACTACCTACTCCAAACTTATTAGCAAGTTTGTTAATGACGCTAAGAGGCAGGTAGAAGATGCATATAACTGGAATGCATTGTCTGAGACCTTAACTGTCTCTACTACTGCCAACCTATTTAACTATGTTATGACTGATGCTGGTATCCGCTTTAGAGTCTTTGACGTTATAAATGATACAAGCGATTGGTTCATGGAGAACGCTTCTACCAGTGATATGAATAATAAGTTTTTAAATCAAACTCCTGAGTTAGGTTCTCCTCGTTACTATAACTTTAACGGTGTAGATTCTAATGGAGATACTCAAGTAGATCTATATCCTATTCCTAATGGTACATATACTCTTAACTTTAACATCATTAAACCACAGGCAGAGCTTGTCCTAAACAGCACCCAGATTAAGGTTCCAGCAGAACCAGTTATCTTCTTAGCCTATGCTAAAGCTTTGGCAGAGCGTGGAGAAGATGGTGGACTAAGCAGCTCTGAGGCTTACGGATTATATCAAACCTCCTTAGCAGACCATGTAGCTAATGAAGGAAATCACTATCCAGATGAATTTACTTGGGATGCTGTCTAATGGCTTCACCTTCGCAGACCGCTAGTATTGCAGCACCGGGATTCTTTGGACTAAATATCCAAGAGTCTGCAGTGTCGTTGTCTTCTGGCTTTGCGCTAGAGGCTAACAACTGCGTTATTGACCGTTATGGTCGTATTGGTGCTCGTAGAGGCTGGACTCCTGTAAACTCAGCAGTCAATACAGACTTAGGCGCTGCGAACCCAGTAGAGTTTATGTTTGAGTTAACTGACAATGGGTCTAGTCAGTTCATCAGTGCTGGTAACAATAGACTGTTTACTGGTACTACAACTATGACTACTAGGGCTGTACGCAATCAGGCTAACAGTGCAGACCTGACATACACGATTACTGGTAACAACTGGCAAGGGGCTGCTATGCCCTATGGTGATGGGGTTGATGCAGAGCCTCATGCCTATCTGGTCCAGTCTGGTCACCCTATGCTGGCCTACCATAGACTACCTAGCCCCGGCACTGGTGCTACCTTCACAGTCTCTACTGTCTCTAGCGGTGCTATCACTGCCTTGACAGTAACTGCTGCTGGGTCAGGCTACAACGTAGGAGACATCCTAACCCTATCTGGTGGGACCACTGCTGCTACAGTGACTATAGCTACCTTGTCTGGCACTGGTGTGGCTACTGTAACTATCACCACTGGCGGTGCTGGCTACTCAGTCTCTGATGCCCTGACAAGCACAGTAACAACCATAACTAATCCACACTCTCACACAGGCTCATACGGCTTCCAGAGGCTTGGTGACATCGGAACAATGCCTACGGGATACTCTGTTGGTGACTTCTCTCCTAACTGCGCTTTAGCGGCTTATGGACGTATCTGGGTGGCAGACATAGCAGGAGACCCACAGACAGTCTACTTCAGTCGCTTACTGGACGG